CTCTGCACTACCCGAAGTAAAATGCCATCTTTAGAACCCCATTCAATCATCTTTGCATATAAAATTGAAAAAACCGGTACCCCTGCATTTAAAATAATACCTCCAATGCCTACCTCACTGAGCCATTTCCGATATGTTTGTTCATCTTTCCAAACAAGTTGACATAAGTCCTTAAATAATACGGTTTTTGGCGGTCGAATCATCAACCACCTATTATTAATGAACATAGGACTTGTTTGACAAAATGAAATTCTTTGTAAAATATCAACAACATTCTCAATTCTAATTTGTAAACCAAACTGAATAAAATGTTGATATATATCGGGCAACCAAAATTTGTCAGATCTTTCTACAATGAAAAAGCAATCATCTCCTTCATTGACATATTCGAAACGAATTCCCATTTTGGAAAGGTGCAATGCATATGTATAAAACACCATAGTCATGACAATAATGTTCCCAAGTGCAGTATTTACTGAACCAGAGACTCTTCCACCATTAAGTTGGTATTCAAATTGATATCCATCCACGGATCTACCACGCCATGATGGTCGGAGTTGGTATTTTAATAATTCTCGAAGTTCACGTAAATCTTCACCTTCGTAGAACATTTTGTAAAGTCTATGTTCATGTCTTAAGAGAAAAGTGTTAATATGTTTATCGAAATGTGTACAATCCAGTTCGATTGCTACTGGATCATTAAAAGATTGCCATTTCTCAACAATAACTTGTGCTTTTTCTTGTGCATTCATTCCTTTCAACACTGTTTTGGGATGACCATTGGTCAGTTTTTGGTAGACTTTGTTGATACCATTGAAAATGCTGTGTTCCAACGGCTTTAAATATCGCCCAAGGCGGATATTAACCGGTACTGAGTACGCTCCAAAAACTCTAGCTATTAAGTCTTTCTTTACAGGTTTTTTCTCAGCTTTAATGTTAGCACCAACCTCAAATTTTGAATAATCAGAAATATCTAGCCGCATAGCGGTTGGTAGAGATGCAAGATACAATTTCTGTTTATGAGGTGGCATACTAGAACAATACTCTTCACATGAAACTGGAATGTGAATTTGATGTGCCACTCGATCTTCTTCAGCATAATCATGAACATCTTGCAAATATTCCTTCATTACATCGCCATAGAGGTTATGTATATTATTAGGAGCTTTTCTATCAGGTCTAACATTTGGGACCGGTCCATACTGTCCCGTTACTTCATCCTTATGACCGAATTGTCGACGAAAGATTCCAGCTACAAAATGAGATGCTGTTTGTTCGCATATCACTGGAAGTTCAGTCTGTAAGGAAGGTCCACAAGCAAATCGGTGTGCCCGGGGCTTAAAGTTAATCAATCGCTTAACTTTCACCTTTGCTTTTTCACCTAACACCCTTGAAGTTAGAGTGGTTGACTGACCTATAGGCAATAACTTTAACGACTCAATCATATGAAGAAACTCCGGGTCAGTACAACGGGTTTCTGTCTCATAAAATTGGGTCAAAATATCAACTCATAAATTTTTAGTCTCTGCCATGTAGTAGTCCAACAATTGGAAGTCACGAATTGTATCTTCCTCTTGTTCCATCAATGCAATTTTAGCGCGTTTCACGCAAGCCACAGTTTGAGTGTAAGTCATACCGCGTGCTTTGCAAAAATTTACTGCATCAATGTGAAGACCAGCTGCGATAGCAGGGGTTAATTGTCTATGCAACATCCTTTTTGTTCGTAACAATGCTGTTACTTCTAACCATGTAGGTTCCTTGTCATTATAATATTCACTCGCTAAACCGCTTACAGAAGGTCGAACACGTCCTTCGTAAACTGTTT